TTCACATCAGCCATTTATTTTGCCCTCTTTGCAAAGTCATCGGCCAAAGCCTCGGCCACGCGGTCCGCCTCTTTGCGTGCCGGCCCCCAAAGCACCTCTTGTGCAATGCGCCGGCCAAGCGGTATGATGAGCGGGGTTTTGTCTCGGTTGACGCTATTGGCGCCGGACTTGATAGCCCATGCGTATTGCGCCGTATTGCGTACATATGCGTACACACTGTCGCTCGTGATGGTGATGCCGCGGTCAAAGTCATTCACGCTGCCTTTGCTGTTTCGCTTGCGCACTGGCCAATTTTGTTGAGCATGTGTCATGAGCTCCTCGGTGACCTCTTCAAACACTTTGCGCGTGCTTGGCGCTATCTCATCAAGCAACGACAAAAACGCCTCTTCATTTTGTCGCTTGTTGAATGATATGTCAATGCCTGCTTTTTTTGCCACGCGCCACCGCCTCTCTCAATCTTTCTCTTTGTATACGCTTTTGTCGCTGCTCTCGCTGTTCTTTTGTCTCGTGTGCAAGTCTGAACTCGGCGATGAGCTGCGCTTGAGTATCGGCATCCAGTTGAGCAAACCAATGCGGCTCTTTGTGCCACCTTTGGCTAATTAGCAAACCGAGGTGTACTAATTTGCCGCCGGTGGTTTGGCTAAAAAATCCGCTTGCTCTTCAACCGCTGCCTCACTCGGTATCTTGTCAACACATCGAGCAATGACAAAGGTGCCATACTCAATGATTGCGCTTGGCGTCACACCGGCCTCAAGCAAGCGCTCAAGCAACCGGCCACCGTACTCAAGCACATTGCCGTCAAGATAGCGATATTTTGGCAAGCGTGCGGTGTGGTCAATACCGCAACCAATCGCCGCGGCGCAAATTCTGAAGAGCTGCGCCTTGTCTGGCTCACTTGCCCACACGCTCACCAAGTCCAAACAAATGGCGACATTGGCGACATCGCGCGGCTCAAGTGATTTGCCTATACTCTTTAAGTCAAATAACATGTGGTCTTTTGTCCTTTGTTACTAAGCGGGTCCGGTGAAGGTATAGCCGCCATAACATGTGAAGTTAATTGTAAATGCGCTCGGGTCGCCTTCTGCAAATGAGAAGGTGCACACACATTTTGATAGCGTCACACTGTGGTCGGCATCATCGCCAAAGTCAGTGCCCTCGGCCTCATATTTGAGGTCAATGCAATAGTGCTCAACATAAACCGAGCCGCTCGCGCCGGTGCTTGTGTTGCCACTATAGTTGCCCGCTTTTGTGATAAAGTCAATCACACTGCCGGCCTCGCTGCCATCGGTGAACTGTCGAAAGAAGGCGCTAAATGAGCCGGTGATTGGTTCGTCATCGCCTTTGCGCACTGTGGTGATGACACCGCGGTCTCGTACGATTGTTTGAGCTGCCGGTGAGCCGCCGCCGCCTGGCACATCAAAAGTAAAATTTCCTTCTTCATATGCGATTTGCAAGGTCACTGGCACACCGGTGCCATCTTCTAATTGGATAACGCCATCGCGTCTTACCTTGGGAACTGTTGAATAAGCCATCTTATCTCCTTTATGTTGTTGGTAGCATGTGCAATGCTGTGAATTCTAAATTGATTATCATATATTCTGTTGAGTCAGTCACATCGCGTGCGCTCCGATTGTAGCGTATCACAACATGTGGCTCAATGCTCGCATATGATTGAAGGACCGCATTGATAACATTCTTCTCAGTATCAAGCGCCGCGTCATAATCTGTCGGATAGGCGTCTTTTGGTCTCAATCGATACGCAAAAATCACTCGCACAGTGCTTGATGCGTACACACCAACCGCACGCCGCATGCGCTCACCGGCGTCATTGGATGCGCTCAACGCCACCGCAAAACGCAAATGTGCAACACTGTTCTCATTGCGGCCAAAATACTCGGGAGGTATTCTGCTCTCGGTAAATCCCGCAAGCGCGTCAATCTGCGTGGCGACAGCTGCTCTCAGTTGGCTAAATGATACGCTCATCTAATACCGGCCTCGGCCATACCAACGAAAGCGACCGCGCGAGCCTGGCGAGGCGGTATAAATCACCGGCTGCTTGGCACTGCGTTGGTTGGCGTCATCTGCTTTGCCGTCATTGTCATAATCATAAACAAAGTTTATTCTTTTCCACTCGTCTTGATAAAGTCGATAATGCTCTTGTGCCAAATCCATATATCGGCCATTGGATTGACCAAGCGAGCTGTGGAAGTCACGCCAAATCAAATAAAGCGTAAAATGTCGATGTGCATCAAAGAACACCTCGCTCGACAAAATCAAATATTCATAGCCACCGGCCTCAATGCGCAAGCGTCTCATCATTTGCCACCAAGCATCATCAATATATTGTTGATAGCTCGTCAATGTGCTCGGTCTCAAGTCGGCAAGGTCCGAATATATCGCGGTGAGGTCGCCGTCATATACTGTGGGATAGAGCCGCCGGCGCACAACCGCGGCCATGCGTCTAAAGTCATGGTCATGGTCACTGTGTTGGTCAAGTACGAGGCACCAATTTTCAATATAGCCCTCACCAAAGACAAGTGAGCTGTCAAGGTCACTGGCGGTGAGCGTATAAAATGCGCTATTGCCCGAGATTGTCACCGGTTGCGCGTCAATGAGCTTGGTGCCATCTGGCTTGATGAGCGTATAGGTGCCGCTTATCACATGCACCTTGCCACCGTTGCGATAAATCGTTATTTCGGTCTCGTTTGCCTTCTCTCGCTCAAAGAGCTGCACCGTCTTGGTATCGGTTGCAAATGGTGTGTATTCTACGCCCACTAACGGCCTCCTTTGCGTTTAACCGCCTCAATCATGCGCTGCTTGACCTCGTCATGCGTCACACGCGTGTTGCCTTGCTTGCGCATTTCCTCAAGCATTTTGCCGGCGGCTCTGTTCATCGCATCGCGGTCATTTGATGGCATAAGCCTCAAGTCCTTTGGCGATGATGGCGTCAATCTCTTTTTGCATCAAGTCGGCCTCTTGTCTCATCGACTCGAGCCGCGCGGCTAGCTCTGGAATATGCTGCTGTCTAATATAGCGCTCAAAGCCTCGGCGCTTTGAGATGACATAGCGCCGCAAGATGTTTGGATGCGGCATCTTGATTGTGCCATTGAGCAAAAGCTCGAGGCGCCACAAGTTGAACTCATCGCGGTTGAAGGTAGTAACCATTTGGCCGGCGATGTTCTCAAGTTGGTTGAATTTGCTGTCATAGTACTTGCCACCGCGACAAGGATAAACGCGCATATAGTCGTGATTTTGTGGCAAGAGTATTGTCCAACCGTCACGCGTGAGCGCTGCTTGTCGGTTGGTGCTGTCAGCGTGTCGGCCATTTGAGCGTATGCCGTTCACACCGGCGCGCTCGCGCTCCATGTCAACCGTTGGCAACCATCGCCAAACGACTTGCGCATCTTTGCTTTTGCCTTTTGGCTCGAGCTCAAACTTCACAAAATCCCAATTGCGAGGATTGTGCTTATAAAAAAATGTTTCATTTGGTCGCACTGGCAATGTCACCGTTGGTGCGCTTTGTTGTTGCCATGGTTGTGCTATTGTTGTGTAATCCATAAGTTTTGCGGGTCCTTTTTTAAAGAGCGCAAGCAAGTCATTGAGGTGAAGGAAAAGACCACATAAACCCAAATCTCAATGACCGCTTGCACAATAAATGCGGTCTTTAAAGTGTGTTAGTCAACTGAGCGCAAACGCACGCCGCGATTGTCGTCAATTACTGCCATACCGAGATATGCGTGGCCAACCACTGAGGTTGAGGCGCTTGCGGGGTCGCGGTCAAGCTCGACAACAATCGGACCCATGTTCATTGCATCAACTGAACCAGGAAGAGCAGAAGGCACGCCGTCAGCATAAGCAATGGCACCAACGCCAAAGAGAGCGCCGAGGCGGTCTGTTCCATCAGTGTTGACAAATGATGAGCTGTGAAGGTCAACATTAAGGAAACGGCCAACATAGCCGGGCCCTTTCATGCCGATTGCCTCGAGGGTCGCGGGAGAGTAAGCAAAGATTGAGTTGCTTTCATTGCGCAAGCTGTCTTGTAGCTCGGTGAGCTGCTTTGGATGCAAGATGGCCGCATAAGGACCAGGCACACCGCGGTTGCTATCGGCTTGCTCAAGTTGGAAAATGCCCGCGAGCATGGTGTCAACATCAAAAATGACACCGCTTGTGCCTACCACTGAGGTGAAATCATCAATGGTGTCACCGGTGAGCTCTGCGAAATAAGCCTCATATGAGCCGGCCATTGATTGAGCCAATCGCATGACATCGATGTCATTGGCGCCCATGCCAGTCATTGAGGCAAGGTCGGTGATTTGGTACTTGAGACCGGCGCGAGAGACAACAATATCAACATGTGAGTCGGTGAGCGCGGTGTTTGAAAGTGAGTCATCTTCATTGGCGACCGCACTGAATACATCGCGGCCATCAAGTCCGGCTTTGCGCACGCGGATTGTATCGGAACCAACGCCCGCGATTGAGCCGGCGTAATCGATGAAGGGAGAATTGCGCAAGTTTGCGGTGTCGGTAAGCAAAAGTTTGATTTCCATGCTCAAGATTTGTGCGAGGCGTAAGTCACCGACCAAGCCGATTGACGAGGCGCCGTTATTAAACGAAATACCGTTAGAAATAGCCATTGTAAGGCTCCTGTGATTTAAGGTTTATTGAGTGATTGACGGGTTATTCTGCTTTTACCGGTGCGACCGTACCCAATAAAGAGAGCACACACGCCATCGGTGAGCTCTACAAAGCTTTTATATCATGAAATTAAAAGTTTTCGCCACTTAAGATTAAAATCCCAACCGGTGACGCTGCCATCACTGCTTAAAGCGACTTGGAAAGCAACGCCCATTTTGATGGTCTCACTTGTGCTCGTGGTCTTAGTATTAAGACCGTCACTAACTTGGCTAATTGTACCAAGCATAGCATAATCATCATATCCCTCGTCATCGCGATAAATGGCACCGTTCCAATCCACTTGCGAAATTGCTAGCTCGGTTGAGGTTAAGTAACTTTTGCCAAAAGTCGCCGTCATTTGAAGGTTTTGAAAGCGATAGCCAAAAGCATAGCTCGCGCCTTGTGGTGCTGTCGTGGTGCCTTGCGTGCGCATGATGCGTGTTTGATTGTAGTAACCGTCATTATTTGTGGCGCTTAAATTTGGCCGACATTGAAGGCCATGGCCATAATAAACCATATCGCCAGAAATAAACGGCGGCCCATCAAAACCGCACCATAGCATAACAGTTTGCGGCCGAGCTGTGTCAGTGTAATAGATTGAGGAACTATCAACACCGGCCGGCTCAAATTCTAGTTGTATGACACCGTTGGTGCCTTCACCGGTGCCAAGCGTTGAGAGCTTAATGCCGGTGTCAAATGTAAGAATACCACATTCCGCCATTCTCGTTGTATTTGATACGCCGCCAATGTCCGCGCCAATGTTGATGCGGTGTGCGTACCCTTCCACACTGCTCGCGGCGAGGTTGAAGGTCGTATAACTTTGCGCATTTGTTGTCAAGTCGCCACTGGCGATGTCAATCCAATCACTACCGCCGGCCGCGCCTCCACCGCCAACGGGAAATTTAAACTGTGCCATTGTTACGCTCGCTCAAGTACGATTGAAATATCAGCTGTTCCGGTTTGAGCTGCAACGGCTACATTTGAGACGCGGTCGCCGGCGCTATGGCCGAGCTCAAGCTCAAGCAAATTGTCAGCGGGTACGCTCAATTTGTCGGTTGGCATCGCGGCGCCATCGCTCACACTGCTTGTGGCAATGTATATGGCGGCACTACTTCCAACGGATAATTTGAGCTTGCCTGGCGGCAAAATTATCTCTTGTTGTGTTGTGCCAACGGTTGAGACCACTTTGATGAGCGGATATGTGTCGGTTGCGGTTAAATCTACAGCTGCCATTGCTAGACTCCATGTTTGTTGCGGTTGCGATATGCGGCAATTACATTGTCGCGGTTTTGTTTGTAGAATTCAAAATCATTGAGACCTCGTGAGAGCACATCATCAACGCGCACCGGTGCGCTTTGTGCGTTGGTGTTCATCGCCGGTGGCGTTGGCATGGCTTGAGGTTGAGCCGGTGTGGCTTGTGTCATTTGTCGGCCAAGGGCTTGCACTTGTGCCGCGTCAGTGGCTTGAGGTTGAGCCGGTGCGATGGCTTGCAAGTGAGGCCGCAAAAGCGCCGGTGCTTGGTCCGGTGCGCTCACACACTCATCAAGCCAATCACCAAGGCTCATGAGGTCCTTTTTGGCTCTGCCGCTCATCGCTCGCTCGTATTGCCATTCAACGGCATCAAGCATATCTTTGTCGGTGAGACCGTACTTGGCGATTGTGCTGTGACGCTCATATCTTGCGTTGGCTTGAGCAAGTTGTGCTTGTGCTTGCTCAAGTTGACTAGCAAGCGCGTCAATGCTACCGCGACTAGCGCTCGCCTCATCAAGTGCGCTTTGTAGCTCTGTCGCTCGTTGCTCGGCCTCCGCTGCTTTGTGCGCAATTTTTTGTATGCGTGATTGTATCGCGCTCTCCATATCTGATTTGAGCACATAAACCGCGCCCTCATGCTCGATTGTTTTCATGGTCTTTTTGTCTCCTATAGGAATTCAGCCCGCTCGCGGCGGATTTGTCGTAATAAATCGGCGGCACCTTGCATGTCGAGGTCCGGATTGAGCTCTTGCACCGCCATGATTGGCGATATGAGACCGGCCTTTAACTTTTCGATGATGTCCTCGCGTTGTGCCTTCAGCTCATCTGGTGACATGCCAACGCTTTGATACATGATGCGATAGCCACTCTCGGGCAATGATGTACCGAGGTATCGGTTGGCCAATGCCGCGCTCTTGCCAAGCAGCTCCTCATCGCCAATGCGTTGAGTCGGTGCATATTTGCGTTGAGCTGCTCTTTGGCCGGCCTTGTCAATGCTCAAAGCATAGCCGCTGCGAGGGTCGGCATTTTTGCGCGTGATGCTATCCGGTGAGACACCGGCGCTCGTGGCTACGCGTACCTCATATTTTGTGATGGCCTCAAGCAAGTCATTTGGGCTCACTGGCGGCTCAAAAGTTCCGACCATTGGCTGCCCTTGTGCATCGGGGTCGCTCATGAGCATGAGTATGCTTGAGGGGTCCGTTGCGATTGCGGCTCGGCGTGCGGTGCTGTCTCCGCTCATCGCATTGAGACCGGCGATGCCCGCTCCCAAAATATATTTTTGGCTCCATGCACTGTCTCTCACGAGGTGCAACCACATTGAGAAGAGCACACCGCAATTGAGCGAGCCGTACACACTGGTTGAGCCATCAAAGGCATTGAAGAGCTCGCCGGTCTTTTCAGCATGATAGAGCGTCATTGGTATAAACGGCTCACCGGTGCCATATCGGAAGGGATACGCCTCGCCAACCATCGCATCATGACCCATATATAAAGCGCTCACATCATTGCCAATGGTGCCGTCTTTGTTGAGCTCATACATGCCATATTTAGGCTCATTCAAATTGGTGATGTCGTACAAGTCGCCAATCCACTTGTGCTCTTGTGTGAAGGGGTCCAAGCGCAAACGCATCTCAAGCACCTTCACTGGCTTGTCGGGGTAATCTGGATGCGCATAGGCAAGCATATTGTCCGGCGTGACAATGCGGTATTGTAGGCCACGCTCGCCAATGTATTCGCTCTTGTGATGAGGCACCACCGTCACCATCACACCGCACTCGCGCAAGCCGATTGTGAACTCTTGCCCGCGCTGCATCAATGGCCAAAGGCCGGCTTTGGTCACATATCCGTTGCGGCCTGTCAGCTGCTCAATGTCGCCTTGGTTGTTTGTCACAACTGGAGCTTGATTGTACAATACGGCAAGCTGTCGCGTGATTTGCTCAAAAGGGTTGCTCGAGAGGTCGGCGGGACCCCAACTCTCACGCCGGTCCGCCGGCAAATGTCTTGCGAGCTCATCTTCGAGGTCAAGTATCCACTGGCCAACCAACATGCGCTTGCGCAATGCGGTGTGCTCGAGTCTCATTTGAGTGGCGTCATCTGTCGCCAATGGTCGTGTCGGTATATTGTAGCGCATCAATAAAGTCTCACTTTGGCCGGCGGTGTGTATCGCACATCAATCACCGGCAAAACGGCATAGCGCAACGCATCGATGCTGTGGCCATAAGGGTCGCGTGAGCGTTGATATTGTTTGCTGTGCATTGTCCACCGTTGAATTGATTGTATGAGCTGCGTGCACTCGGGTCTCACCCAAAAGTTTTGCTTGCTCATAATGCTATATAGCCGACTTGCGCCATAATATACACTATTTCGAAACTTTTTGGCGGTGCGAATTGTAAAGGGCAAATTGCCTGGCGATATTTGCATGACCTTCTCAAAGCCTCTCATGAGCAAGCCGTTGCTCATCTTGTGGCCATCACTGCCGCGCGAGCCACTGTGCGCACCATCGCCAACCCATTGACATTGAGAAGGGTCAACGCGGTGACGGTATAGCAAATCAAGCACACCTCTTGCATGATGCTCGGCGCTTGCGGCGCCTCCACTGTACTCGCCAAGCACATAGACCACCGGCTCGCTCGGGTCTCTCATGTCAGTGCACACAAGCGTTGCAATTTGCGTGTTTGGTTGTGAGCCATGGTCAATGCCAACGCTAAACCGATAGTCACCACCGGCGGCCACTGGTTGAGTGCTTATCATTGAAGGCGTGAAACAATCAAAGACCATTTGAGTCGGGTCAATGCCCACATCCCAACTGCCTCGCAAGCGCGCCTCGCGGTCAATCGGCAAATATGTGGCGGCGATGTCATCAATTTGGTCCTGGCTCAAGAGCGGCTTGCATTCTCGCGGTGTTGTGGCCTCAACGGTGAGCGGTGCCATGTGACATGCCACGCGACCGGACTCAACGAGCTTGCGCAAATAGGTCACATCGCAACCAATTGGCGTCATGGTTATGGCGATGGTGCCAGTTTTGCCACCGGCGCCACCTCTAAGCACACGAGCGGCTAGCTCTCCCCACACGCTCTCGGGTATTGGCTCATCGATGGCCACAAAGCCAATCGAGGCGCTCGCCAAGCCGAGACCCTGTTGAGCCGTCTTAATGCGTATGATTGAGCCGTTGCGAAACTTGACCAATGGCACCATGCCGCGAAAGCCGCGGCCATGCACATACTCACAATCATCGGCAAGCTCGCCGGCGGGTATCATATCATAGAGCTTTTGCTGTATTGTTCGGCTCTGGTCGTGTGAGTGTGTGATGAGCCAAGACTCATTTGGCGCGGGGTCCGTCTTGAGATACGGATGACAATCAAGCGCGCGATACAAAAGCTCGGCTACTGAACACGCCGTTTTGCCAACTTGATTGCCACCAAGCAAGAGCTTGATTGGCGATGAGTCGCGCAAAAAAGCCTCTTGCGGTGGCGTTGGTCTGAAGTACGCAAGCGGATTGGCTTTGGCTTTGTTGCGCAACGCCATCATTGCTCTCGCCGCGGCGGTTGTGCTCACTGCTCAACCGATACCAAAATATATTTGATGAGCGTGTCGAGCTCTTCTTGAGTCCATCCTTTGTGCTTTGCCATATCAAACAACATCATCAAGAGCGCCTCCCCTTGTACTTTGTCGTCAATGTTGTTTTGAATAGCCACCGTTTTAAAGGCAATTATGAGCTGCTCAAGATGGTCAATGGTTTGCTCATTATTCAAGTCAACTAATTTCATCATAGCCTCTTATCAAAGACATCAATGCACGCGTCAAAGTCCGGTTGCGCTTTGCACAGCTCAATCACATGCGTTTTGTTGATGATGTTACCAATGGCCTCACACTCTTGCCCGCTCGTCTTGGCATCCACGCCACGCGTTGTCATGCGACAAAACATCTCGCGACATAGCAAGTCACCATTGCTCTCAATATACTCGCTTGAGCAAGGCACCTTCAAAAGGTCTGGTTGCGTGAGATTGGCGGCCGGCTTGTGCAGCTCAAGCACCGACTCAACCACCGCGGCCACATCAACCGCCGGCGGCGGCTCTTTGTGTCGCTCGGCATATACCCACACACCACTTGTGACGGCGATGCCACCAAGCACGCCGGCAATTATCAATGTTATCATTGTCTTATCCTTTTGCATTTATCGGTATCACTTGAGCTGTGTGCAAGAGTCTATCTTGCAAGCGTTGTCTCATCACCGGCGGCATTGCTAAAACCGCCGCCTCCATCTCAGCAAGCAGCTGCTCGTCACTCATCGCGTCAAGACCGTCATTGGCACCGCTCTCGGCGTCAATGAGTCGCACTTGCTCAATGATTGACACAAATTGGCGTTGAAGAGCTGCATATGCTTGCCAACTTTGCGCTTGCATGGCTTTTGTCATTGCGGTTTGCAGCTGCTCGCTTTGATGCACAAGCAGTGTGCGCGCATCAACATTGGCGTCAATCGGTTTGGTCTCAACCTTTGGCTCATCGAGCGGCGCGTCTTTGCGGTATCCATATCGGCGCTCAAGCAACCAGGCATTTGAGCGCCAATCTTTTGTCCCTGCTTTGATGATGTTCTCAAGCAAAGCCTCGGCGCGCTTGTTCTCGCTTTGGCGTAAGTCATGCAAAAAGGTCGCGTAAGGCTCAACGCCTTCTCGGCCATGCTTGCACCAAAGCGTCAAGGTGGTCTCATGCACACCGGCGGCTTGAGCCGCGAGCTTATAGGTGCATCCTTTTCCAATGGCCTCAATGACACGCGCCATGGCGCCGGTGTTCGGCTTTGGTCCGCGTTTGGCCGGTTTTTTGGTGGTCTTCTTCTCTTTCATGTGTTCTCTTCTTCAAAACACGCCAAAAAATGGAGCGTTTTTTCAAAAATGTCGCGGTGCGCAG